AGATGATAGTAATTAAGCTGCGATACGATCAGCCAAGTAGGTAGTCATTGACCAGAGGGCCTTGTTGAGGTTGACATTCTGATTAATGGCGGTGACACCACGGGTAGTCGATCTACGACCGCTGGGTGAATAACCCTTCAAGGATGTGTTCATCAGGTTTTCTTGGATCTTGTTGTAAGTTGTCCAGAGACTTCGACCGACATCTTGTGACCGACGAGTTGTAAGGAGCTGATCCGGTTTCACAGGGATGTATTTGATCAGGTCGATATCCTTGCCCTGCTCGTTGGCAATGTACTGCTCACGTTGAAACTCGTGAGGGTTGGCATAAATAATCTTCAGATCTTTACCTTCGTTCTGCTGGTTGTGACTACCATACTTATAGTTGAGAGCAGACTTGGCAAATACTTCCTGATGGATCGGGGACAGTTCAATTTGCTTGAACCGCTCAATCTCCTGCACGACCTTGGGGATGTTATCAAGCATACCAAAGGCAGCTTGAATCGACTCCTCAACGGCTTTGCTGTTGTGCCGGACTGACACACTGCCGAAGTTGGCATCACTGGTCACCAGACCATTGGAACAAACCATCCGGAACAACCCGGTCATGAACTTGAATGCCGATGTCCGGTTGTGACTGTTGGTCATAATGACCTCAGGAAAGATTTTGTCATTGCCCACTGGCTCCAGATCGGGATTGCGGAACCGGATCATGTGCAAGGTGGTATCAACCTTCTCACCTTTGCGGACTTTAGTCTGTTGTGCGTCAACTGGCAACCAGCCGTTGTCACGCAGACCGTTGATGACGTCGATAGTTGGAATGAAGCTATAACGATCTGAAACAATCTCGGAAGGTTGAGTTGCAAAAATGCTTGGGGCCATCCGGAACAGGTCGTTGTCATTCAGTTCTGGGCGATAGTTTTGGTCAGTTGTGAACATACTCATGGGTGATCTCCTATGATCGGGTTAGTTGATTGTGTTGCTGTCTGGTGAGGATAATAATCAACTGAGTTTATTAAGTCAAGGTATTTTTATCAAGTTATGAATTTAGTTCTCACAGACAGCATTGCAGCAGCATCACGGTAGCATGCATCGGCCATCTGTTTGCGGATTTTGTCATCTTCTGCTTCCATATTAGACGCTGACATCTGGCTTCTCACTGCGATCAAAGATGCCATCGCAAACAGATCAATCAATTTCACATCGTTCATAATCATCCTCCTAGATGAGTTTATCGACCGATCCCTGTCAATATCCAGTTACCGGTCTTGTTTACATAGTCTGCTGTTTTCCGAGCGGAAACAGGGTTCATGGTGAGTAGGACTTTGATATGTTTTTCACTGCTATCGCAGACCACCCACCATTCACCATGCTTCATTACAATTGCGGGAAAGACAAAATCATTATTTTGCTTCCTTCTTCCGTACCATCTGCTCATTCAACTCTCACACCTTCCCCGAATTTAGTAATATAATACTGTTGAGAATTAATGATCTCCCGAATAATAAGGGTCGTTGGCTTACCATCATAAATTTTTCGCAGGATTTGTAACTCCTGTAGATGGTGAGCTATATCATTGCTAACATTTTTACGTCGTTTTTTGGTGTTGATATTGGCTGTCAGAGTTGCACAGCGTCTGCAATAACCACCGTCTTTGCGTTTTTCACGGGGGTTTCCACAGATGGGACAGTAAAATACTTTCTCTTTAGAAGAATGAATATCCATGGTTTATTCCTCCTCTAATTCATAGTCCCTGATGTTTGTCTGACCTTGAACTTTATAAGCCATGTCATCTTCAACGACATAAGCGTCTTCATTATAGTCTTCAATGTCAGTCATTCCTTGGCCCTGATACACCCGTCCGTCGTCGTCATAATGATAGGATGGTGCATCATAGTCCCGGATCGGTGTGATCCCCTGAGTCTGGTATATCGTGCCACTGGCATAACAGGAGACCGTGAGAAAGAGCAGAACAATCAGAGTGGAAATCATTGTCCGGATGCCGGCTTCATGACACAGTCGGTTCATCTCGGTATGATACTCTTTATTCCATTTATTAACACGGGCAAGACGTTGATCCTCGGTCTCATTCTTCCGGAGGTTAATGAGCTTTTCCCCCCTTTTCCTTTTACGTTTATACTCTTTGTCGCTGGGATCGTAATTAATACCAGAGACAACAAGGTCAGCATGAGCTGCTGCCATCGGGATAAATTTATCTACAGATTTCGTGTAGATGATGGATTCCAATGATTTACCTGCTGATTTATTTTTTCTTTTTCTGATCATGGTTTTACTCCTTCTTTTTGAGGGCATCTTCATGCCATTTTTGAATATCCGTGGCGATAGACTCAAGAAGTTTGTACCATTTTGAATCTTCGCCCGGGGTGTATTGCTGCAGGAACCTGATACGGTATGCAGCCTCGGTGACCGAGTCACTGGTCTTGCGTTTCAGTTCCCGATACCGGGCCTCCCAGTAATTTGCGAGGCATTGTGGGCAATATGGGACTGACAAGTTGTCATGCTCCGGACAGTTCATGGGCTTCCCTCCTGCTTAAAATATGGAGAAAATTCTCCGAAAATTTCCACATGCTTCTGCTTGTAAGCTTTATGTGCTGCTTCCGGGCTATCGAAGCGACCGACGAGATGATTCTTTCCGTTCTTTTTGATATCAGCCCTCCATTTACATCGATACTTCTCCCAATACACACCTTTGAATCCTGATTTATTGTTGGATAAAGGTGCTACCACATTAGCCATGTTCTGACTCTGGTTACAGGGACGCAGATTGCACCAACGGTTGTCATCCTTGATCTCATTGATGTGATCCACATATTTAGGAATTTCACCGATCATGTAAAGAAATGCGAGACGATGGATTAAATATTGTTTTTTATCAACACCGATAAGATTATAACGGAAATTATTACACCCAGCAATATCTCCGACCTTAGTGCCGTTGGGAAGATTCACCAGCCATGTAAACACTCCAGTATCCGGATCATAATGAAGCATCTCTTTCAATCTTTTCTGGGTAATCATCGCATTAGCCTTATCATCTTATCGACCTGATCTAAGCACGACCCGATGTCCTCCTCATGCAGCTTCTCAATCAGAACATATGATTCCTCTAAGATGTTGCCGTACAGTCCATTCGCTATGTGTCTGCGGAGCATGTCCCGGACATGGTCGGTTCTACCTTCCCGGGTGGAGACTACCTCAGCCCCAAGGACGAGTGTCATCCTGTAGCAGGTGAGGAAGCTCGAGTAAGTGAGATCCTTAGGAATCTCCTCTGTATCTATTTTGACTGCTATCTTCGGTCGTAGGTAGGTCGGCTTTAGTTGATTAAGCCTGACCGTTGTCAGGCCGTCGAGTAATGGTTCATGGGCCATATCAAACCTCGATTCTTGAGATCGTAGTTTCAAGGTCATCGAGTCGACTGCTCAGGACATTGATCCCAACCAACAACTCGGTAAAGAATTCCGATTCTGCATTGTTGACGGGAGCAGGTTCTGGTTGACAGATAGGCTCCTCTGGTCTCAACAACGGTGAAGCATGCATTCTGAGGGCCTCATTCATCTTTCCGACCCGGTCACTAATCTGCGACAGACGACTAAAAGCAACATCTGATTGTCGATCAGGTGCTAACGTAGTTGGGCATTTCATACTTTCATTTATTCCATTCATGTTTGACTCTCCTCTTTGCTTTCCATTCATGTTTAATCCTCCTCTTTGCTGAGTGGTTCAAAGCACTCAAACTGGTTTGATTGTGTGAATGGTGCAGACGAATTTCCCCACCATTTTATAGCTGCTTCCTTGACCGCATCTGTCAACGCCCTGTCACAGGTATTGAACAGTCTGCAATCTGTACTTACACACCAAGTGCGGTCTTTATATCCCATCATTTTCTCTCCTTGATTGCTTCATTGGCAAGATCAAAGATCCTGCTATCAGCGTTGGTTATGTTTGCCATTAGCCCGATCTTCTCCAAGGCTGCATCCATCCTCTCTATCTTCTTTTCCAGATCGGAAATTTCAGCTTCGTACTCGCAGAAAGGGCATTGCCTTGCCAATTGACCATGCTCACATTCTCCTGATATTGGCATCTAATCCTCCCTATGCTCGTCAATAATTCTATCCACCAAAACCTCCGTCATTCCATCCAGATAAATTATCTGTAAGATAGCTTTTTTTGAGTCTAATTGTAGTTTAGATAGGTCAACAAACTCATCCCCAAGGCATTCCCCTCCTGCGGTGTATACTTTTGCACCAACTTCCATCTAATCCTCCATTAATTTACTGACTGCCCGTTCCGCACCGGGCCACCGGCTGATACCTGACAAGGTTTTTAAGCACCATTTAACGGAGTAACCATTCAATAATTTGAACAGTTCAGCCAGTTATTCAAACTGCATCAATTCCTAATTCTTTTGCAGTATATAAAACCTCACCGAAGCAGATACAATGGTCAATTTCATCGGCGAGCTTTCGGCATGATTTACACATTTTATGAGTCTCGAAATGCTCATCCCATATCCCACGGATTTTCCAGTATCTCTGTCCAATCTTTATTTCTTTTCCACACTCTCCACAGATATGGATTTTCCGTGCTACAGGAACGCTCTCTTCAAAGCACCTTGGGCTTTCGCACTCGCACATCTACCCTTCCCTCCCTTCTTCTGGTTTCTTACAATATTTCCATGGCTTTGCTAGTTCGTCAGGGGCCGTCCAATCAGACATCCCCCCAGCGTAACAGTGACAACGGCCATCCTCATCGACATGAAAAAAATGTCTCCTAATTTGACAGTCTTGGCTGATGTCGCTTACCAACACCCTATCCCCCTTCTTGAACTCACATGGTTTAGGCTCTGCGTTGAATCCTTCTGGGGGGGTGAGGAACGCTGAGGGGTACTTGTCAGTGCTGAAAAGTTTTCCGCCTTTTGTATATAGCGTCCCCTGAGTCCTGATAGTTGGCTCATCAGTTTTCAATATTCCTATTATCTGCATCCACCCATCTCGTATTGTCCAAATCCAGTCACCAACCTTACGACCACTTAAGTCATTGTTCACACCGTCGCTCCTATCCAGAAAAGTGCTGCGGTTATTGTCAGGGCCACCGCTATCAAAATGATGTCCTTGGTGTAGCGACGTTTAGGTGGATGTTTGAGTATTTGAATCAGGTCATGTCCTTGAATATAAATCATTCTTTCCTCCCAGTGTTTTCAGGTTTATGGTATCGAGATTGAACAATTGAGGAGGCTATCTGTTTGCCGTTCCAGCCATCCTCAATCAGTCTGACAATGTGCAACTCCCTGCGAAGGTGCTGCTCAAGAGAGACAAGATCCCTCCCCTGCTTCTTCCTTACGTTGCAGAGTATCCGGTTGCACTCTTCACAATATGCTGCATATCTCCGTGGTGATTTCCTCTGGATAACAACGTCATTGATTTTGCAGCACGGACATATTGGTATTCTGTTCATGACCACCCCCGACTCTGCTTAAAGATTCGGATATATTTTCCAATCGTGGATACTGAGACATTATATTCTGCAGCGATATCCGGGATCGGAATATCTTTCGCCCGGAGCTTGAACCAGATGTCCCCAAAATGGACGGCTCTCTCAATGCTTGGTTTGTGATGCTTGGTTTCCGGGGGTGACAGCACCGTCTTCTCACTCTTCATGTGACAATGCGGGTAGCACGTTTTATGCAGACTCGGTTGCTGCTGTTTCAGATTGCAACTAGACTGCAGGAAGTTATTTCCTTTGGAGTCTACCGAGCCAGAAAGAGGACAAAAAACATCGTATCTGTTCATCGTATTTTTATCTCCTCAATCAGGTTGATATGGCTGTAAGTAATGAGGTCGGGGAAAGCCAACACTGTCTTGTTGTGTTTATTCAGGACAGCAGCAGCTTTCTCTGCCTGAGCCTCGGTACTGTGAGCCTCGAGGTAGATGCCTGATTCTGTGTGAACAATAAACTGTTCATAACAGGGTGTTGGGTATTTATAGGGGTTGGTTAGTTTCATGTTAGTATCCTCCATACTTTAGCTTAAGTTTCAGCAATTGAGTAATGTTGCCCTCAAACATGCGGGTTAGTTGGTAGAAGGTTCGATCCCCAATGATTGGATCGATCCTGCCTTTTGCCATTTGTTCCCGGGCCAAGTTCAACAACTCAATTTCAATTCTAAGATCTGCATCAATTGACATCAGTATTTGCCTCCATATGGATCGGTTAAGAATGCCGTTGGGAACTTATCGTTTCCACGGATACCAAACTTGGTGTACAACCGGCCACCAGCTTTGAAGGCGTGATTGTTTCCGCTGATGTCGTCGCTGTAGATATATTCGACAGTCGCCCAGCCTTTAGCACATGTCCAGACTTTGCCACCAACGGTGATGTTCCCGACGGTTAATAGATCAATCATTTCTTTTTCCTCTCTCCGGTGTGGGTTAATTTAAAATTTATCACAGTCCTTTTATATCAAGGCTTTTCCCTCCGGCCTTGAGGATATTCTTGGCGATAGCTTTTGCTCCCCCTACATCCCCCGCATACATCGTTGGCTGTGGATCAAACCACCACATCTGGTTGTCGTTCATGTCGTTTGGCTCGGTCATAAAAGTATATGTCTCCCCTTCATGGACAAACTCTATTGCCACACGATATCCTTTGATCTTGCCGTTAAACTTTCTCATGGGTTCCTCCGTTCGTGGTTTGATGTTTCAATGCTGCCACCCACACTGGTGAGTAGCAGGATGAAATATTAAACGACTTGATACTGCCGACCTGCCAGCTTGATGGTCACCAACCTATTGATTGGAATGGCACGATACTGACCCTTTGCCATGTCCCAGACGGTCAAATTCCGACGGGTCTTATCCTTGCTGTGGCTGTATCCCCCACCGACAATGCCTTTGCTGACTCCAGTACGACAGGTCATCTTTCGGACAGTTCCATCAGCCTTCACAAACACAGCGGAGAACAGTTTCCCGTTCAAGTTGCGAATCTCGGTGATGACTTTCTCTCTTACCAACAGATTTTCTTTTGACTTTTTCATGGGTATCTCTCCTTCAAGGATTAGAGTAAAAACTTCTTCGAGCTAACACGCCCGACAATGGTGTAATCAAATTTGGCTTTCAATTTTTCATTGATGCCGGCCTCGGTGAATTTATTCTCGGTAACGGTGTAGCTGCCATCTGTTGCCCGGACAATCCATTGTGATTTTTCATCGACCGGGTAATAATGTTCAACAGTGGTCATGTTGATCAGTGGATCACAACACTTCCATTCATCATCTACGTTATCCTGATGAAAAAACACACCGTCTTCATACTTCCATGGTTTACATCCTTCGACGACAACCTGATTTGCTGGGTTGTCCATCAGCCATTGGATCGCTTCTCGTTTATTCATGATATTTCCCTTCTACATTCACTGTTCTGGACATACGAACTTTTATTTTTAGACGGCTGTCACAGTGTGGGCAATCGTGACTCTGATCCGTGTTGCACCAAGGCAGGTCATCTATGTCAAACCCACCCCCACAACGTGGACACTTATATTCTGGAGCGTATTCGGTTTCTATGAGTTGCATGATATTTCCCTTCTAAATCTCGATCTGGGTTTTAAGTTCAGGATGCTTCCCGAGGATTAACCAGAACCGCTGATGGAGTCTGTCATGACTCTGTTTCAATTCAGCAGTCAATTCAGTGACCGGGATGTCGCTGATGGCTTTCATCATGGCTTTGAGCTTGTCAAGCTCGTTGAGCAGTGTGAACCGCTCCATATCGTCATTGCGTAATTCTTGTGCTGTCATATCAGTGAGCCTCCTCAGCTAATCTGTGGGCATCCAGCCAGACACTCTTGAGTTCTGTTGATGTTTGAAAAGCTGATGTGTCCCGGGTGATCTCGATGATTACTTCAAGCTCTTCACTGTCGTTGTGGGGAACTGCTGCTACGATTCTTACTTTCATGGTTATTCTCCTTTTGGTGTGAGTGAGTACGGTGATCAAAAAATTGATTAAAGCGACCGGAAGACCCAGTGAAGATTCGGGTGTATCACTGCCTCTGCATCATGGCATGGTCAGGCGACCGGTCAGGTTAATCAAATCGTCGATCAACTCATTACCGGAGCGGGGGGAGATTAATCCACTGCCGCTCCGGGGTGTTATTATTTAATTATCAAAGAGTGTGGTGCGTCGATCTGGGGTGATAATAATCAACTCAGTATAATATGTCAACATTTATTTTAAATTATTTTTCCTGCACTATTACTGAGTTGATTATTTTACTGTGATATTTCATCACATTGTTACTGAGTTGATTATTTTACTGTGATATTTCATCACATGTTTTTACTGTGATATTTCATCACATGTTTTTACTGTGATATTTCATCACATGTTTTTACTGTGATATTTCATCACATGTTTTCATTACATCATTTCATCACATGTTTTCATCACATAATTATTCTGTGCTAATAATAAATGCCCGTAATTTTTAGTGTGATGAAATGACGCAGTTTTGGTAATATGAATATGTGACCCAAATAAGTGAAGTGACCCTGATTGTGACCCTGAATTTTCCTTTTATTTTTAACTATTTACTTAATTATGGTCGTATGGTTATATTAAATATAGAGTAGTTAGTAAGTATTAAAAAGAGAATTTACACGTAAAAAGGTGGGGAATAGAGAAAAATAGAGAAAAATATAGACATTAGAAAGGACTGATGTTACTTAGACGCTCAGGAATACGGGGGGTAAACTTTTAGTTTTTGGCAACCTATCCACATGACCCGTTACATTTCATCACATTGTGATATTTCATTACATTCGGTAATAGTTGCACCATTTCATTACATTTAGTGATAAATGCGTCGGTTCATCACATTTAGTGATAAATGCGTCGGTTCGTCACATAATCGTTTCCGGGTGGCTGTTCTTGCTTTTTCAGTTTGTTTTAATTATTATTATCGGTGCGGCCATCCAATCCTCTCTCTGGGTGTCAGGGGAGCAGCCCCTTCCTGCTCCCTTGCCGCATTAAAAAAACAACAGGGAAGGGCTTAAATCAGACGCTGAGTGGACAAACTCGGTGGCTAACACACCATCATGGGGATATTGAAGGGACAGCCATATATGGGACTACATTACGACAACGACAACATTGATAACATTCCGAATGATTTCATCTCGGTGACCGCTGAGGAACTTGAGATCGGTAAGACACATCTGCAGGAGTTGGTGACGTCTGCTGAATATCTCTGGGTCAACGAATTCATTGCAAACGGCTTCAATGTCCGGGCGGCAAATAAAGCGGTCGGTAACTTACAGGCCACAGCAGGGTCACACAATTGGGTGATGGCCCGACGTGAAGACTCAAGCAAACCACATCTCTGGGACATTGTGGAGAATGCACGAAACACCAGAGTGTCACACCTTGACGCAACCAGAGAGAGGATCATGTTGGAATACAGCCGTATTGCCTTCTTTGACCCACTTCAAATGTATGATGAGGATGGCAACCTGCTTCATCCAAAAGATATGCCTGAGGACGTCAGGAGAGCCGTTGCTGAGTTCAATATTGCCTCGGTCAGGACAACCGATGACGAAGTGCAACGGATTATCAAACTCAAAGTGGGGCAGAAACTGCAAGCCCTCAAAGATCTGGCCGGCATCATTGGCATCACAAAAGAAACTGTGGTGCATGAACACAAATTTGCTGACCTACTCAAGGAAGTGCAGAAGGATTCAGACAAAGATCCACTTGTGATTGAGGACATGACCGATGATGACGAATAGTCCTGCTCCTTATGTCGGTGGGGCCGGGATGAATGTTAAGGAAAAAAAGTCCTATGATCAGCTCCAGATCAATCTGAAGAGTCGGATGTGGCGACTCAATAACCTGTATTACATCATCGATATCAAAGGCAACAAAGTTAAATTCCGCATGAACAAAGCGCAGCGCAAGCTGATGAAAAACATGTGGTACTTCAACATCATCCTCAAGGCCCGACAGCTCGGAATGACCACGTTCATCTGTATTCTCTTCCTCGACACAGCTCTATTCAGACCAGATACTCACTGCGGCATCATCGCTCACAACCGGGAAGATGCTGAGGAATTCTTCAGCAATAAAGTCCGGTTCGCATATGACAACCTCCCGGACTCCATCCGCAATGAGCTTTACGCTCCGACCGACAGTAGTAAGAAACTGTCATTCAGCAATGGCTCCAGCATCCGGGTCGGTACGTCATTGCGTTCCGGGACGTTCTACATGTTGCATGTGTCCGAGTTCGGGAAGATTTGTGCCAGATACCCTGCCAAAGCTCAGGAAATTGTGACCGGATCAATCAACACCGTTCACGCTGGCCAGTTCATCTTCATTGAATCAACAGCCGAGGGGCGAGAGGGTTACTTCTTCGAATTCTGCATGGCAGCTATGAATCGATTACTGCGTGGCATCAAGCTCAATCCGCTGCAGTTTCGGTTCCACTTCTTCCCGTGGTGGAAGGATGAGAAGTATCAGATGCAGTCCCCTGTGGTGATCAGCTCGGACTTGAAGATTTACTTCTTGGAACTGGAAAGCAAAGGGATTCATCTCACCGACAAGCAGAAGTGGTGGTACTGTGCGAAGTATGAGACTCAGCAGGATGACATGATGCGAGAGTTCCCATCAACGCCACAAGAAGCCTTCAATGCATCGGTCATCGGGGCGTACTTTGCCACCCAGATGATGATAATCCGGAAACAGCGTAGAATTGGTAATATTGCTTATGATCCGTTGGTTCCGGTCAACGTGTTCTGGGACATTGGTTTCAATGATGCAATGGCATTGTGGTTTCATCAGCGCATTGGAACTGAAAATAGGTTAATCCGATACTTTGAGGGTTCGGGCGAAGGTTTGCAATATTACGTTGATTATTTGTTTAAGTTAGAGTACATTTACGGTACTCATTACATGCCACACGATGGCCGACAGCATTCTCCGCAGACAGGGTTGTCCTTCAGAGAGTACGCAATGAAGCTCGGATTGCGTGACATTAGATTGATCCCGAGGGCCAAGAATGCAGAGGAAGTGCAACAAGGAATTCAAGCTTCACGAAACTTCCTTGGCACGGCATACATTGATGAAGAACTGTGTGATCAGGGAATCAAGTGCCTTGACAACTACCGCAAGGAGTGGGACAAGAATGTTGGCGAATTCAAATTGAAACCACTTCATAACGCAGCAAGCAATGGAGCAGATGCATTGCGTTGTGGGGCAGTAGGATACAAAATGATCGAGGAAGTCATGCAGCAGGACTTGCTCCCGGAACACGCAGAAGACATATAGGAGTCAGACATGAACGCTATTCCTCCAGACGAGATCAGGCGACCAGTTGTCATTTATTTTGATATTGCTGATGCGGTGCAACGACTTGACCCGGCCATCAATGACCCAGTGCCTGATTACGTTTTCAGTAATGGGCGCACCTTCTATCCGACAGGACATCATCGATGAATAGTGGGCAGTTCAGCACGGCAATTGATGAGAATAAATTGTGTGCCAAAGTCGGTAAAGTGCTGCAAGAACATTACCCCGGGTGGTCGTGGTATGTTGATTGCACTTTATCCACTGGCATCATATCGGTGAGATGTCTCAATCTGCATGGTGATTACGGTTTCGTTTTGTATGTGAAAGATGTTGAGGTGAGCGGTGGAGAACATTCTGCTATTACCGCAGGAGGGGAACTTCTTGAACGATGTAATTTCCCCAGAGGGAAGCGACCAGAGCAGTTGATTGCGGATCGTGATTCGAGAGGAAACATAACCACTATGGACACTTATTCAGCCGGAGGCGCATAATGCAACGCCCAGAGGATTACGATCAGGAAAATAATGACGATTACAGTGGTGACGAGGAATCTCAACAGAAGCAAGACCAGACACTTGAGAGTTATGACATCGATGGCGAAGTGAATTGGTTGGCGATGGCCCGTGACTCATTCGAAACCAGTACCGACTATTTCGACGCAAACATCCGTAAGCAGCTCGAGAAAAACATATCTTTATTCCGCAGCAAACACCCAGCAGGTTCTAAGTATTATCAGGAGTCCTACAAGTATCGCTCCAAAGTGTTCCGTCCCAAAGTCCGTTCCATTATCAGACGCCATGAAGCTGCTGCAGCACTGGCATTTTTCAGTACGATTGACACAGTAAGTTGTGACCCGGAAGATCCGAACGATGAGAACTCAATCCTCGGTGCAAAGTTCGGTAAGAACTGGGTGGACTTTCGTCTGGAGCATTCAATCCAGTGGTTCAAAACCATCATTGGGGCCTACAATGAAGCCATGGTCAACGGTATCGTCATATCCCGTCAAGAGTGGGTTTATGAGGAAGAAGAGTTTGAAGAGGACGAAGTTGTTGTTGAAAATGGGTTAGTTGTTCTTGATGAAGACGGGGAACCACAAACAGAGTCAAAGACAAATCATCGTATCAAGATAGACAAGCCCGATATCGTCCTTGTCCCGGTTGAGAACTTCCGATTCAGCACCGCATCAGACTGGCGTGACCCAGTTGGAACGTCCCCTTTCCTGATCGAAATGATTCCGATGTTCGTGCAGGATGTCATTGAGCGCACTGAAACCACCAACAGTAAAACAGGGGAGACCAAATGGAAGAACGTCAACCCAGAGCATCTTCTTTCTGCACGACAAACCGGTGACTACGACACAACCCGCATGGCCCGTGAAGGCAAGCGGATGGATTCAAAGGATCAGAGTCATCAGATCAAACTGTTTGATATTGTCTGGGTGCATCGCAACATCATCCGACACAGTGGGGTTGATTATCTCTATTACACACTGGGGACAGAGCATCTTTTGTCTGATCCAGTCCCTCTGGAAGATGTCTTCCTGCATGGTAGACCGTATGTTGTTGGCTCAATTGTCATCGAACCGCATCGAAATTACAGCACAGGTGTACCAGAGCTGTCTCAAGACTTAGTGGTTGAGGCAAACGACGTCACCAACCAGCGACTCGACAATATCAAACTGATTCTGAACAAACGATACCGGGCGAGACGTGGCACGAATGTGGACTGGAGGGCATTAACAACCTCAGTTCCCGGGGGTGTCATCCTTATGGACAGTTTGGACGACGTTGAGCCTGAGGAATTTAATGATGTCACCAGTTCAGCGTATCAGGAGCAGGATCGAATCAATGTTGATATTGATGAGCTGCTGGGTAGCTTCAGCATGGGTTCTGTGCAGACCAATCGACATCTCAATGAAACCGTCGGTGGAATGGATATTGCCTCGGATGACTCCAATGCAGTGACCGAGTTTCAGCTTCGGGTGTTCACCGAAACATGGGTTGAAGGGGTGTTGCGACAACTCATCACAATGGGGCAGAAATATGAGACCGACCAACGCATTCTCAAGATCGTCGGTGAAGGTGCTGATCCCGGCACAGTGGCTGCACTCATGGATACTGAGTACGCTATTAAAGTGGCTGTCGGTTATGGTGCAACCGCACCGCATAAACGGATCGAGAAGCTGAGTATTGGACTGAAAACAGTTGGTGAATTCATGCCTGAGAAACTGAGTCAGATCAATGGTGATGAAGTCATGCGTGAAGTCTTTGGTGCATTGGGATATCGTGACGGGTCTCGATTCTTCACCACACAAGATGAAGAGGATCCACAGGTAGCAGAATTGAAGAAACAGGTCGAACAGCTCACCCAGCAGATTGAGTCCGGTGCGGCTGAGAAACAAGCTGAGGGCCAAGTTAAGCTGGAAGCTGTTCAGATGAAGGAGCAGGGTGATACTCAGCGGATGCAGATGAAGCTTGATGCCGAGAAACAGGTTGCCCAGCTCGACATGCAGATCAAATACATCAAAGAGCAGGTCGCTGCTGAGAAGAATGATATTGCCCGGGGTGAGTTAATCCTGCAGCAAGAAACTCTTGAGTTCCAGAAACGAGAGAAAGAACTGACTCTCTTGACGGACAGCAATGATCGTATCAGCTCCGTACTCATGCGGGATCAGTATGGAATGGTTCCAGCGGCAGAAGAGATGGGGCAGGGATAATAATTTAATCATAGGAGGTTGAAAATGAGTTTTCTCGGTATCGGTGGGTCGTCAAAAGGGGCGAAACGTAAAGCTAAAAGAGAAGCAGAAGCTGCTCGTAAACGGGCTAAAACTGCCAGCAACAATGCACGTCGACCAATGAACTCGAGTTCCTCGGCTGGTGTAAAAAAGAAAGCGACCATCAGTTCCAGTGTTGCCGGCAGAACCAGAGCAGCAGGGGCCGTGCGTAAAAAAACACCGACCAGACGGACAAGTAAATAATCTGAATATAACAGACCCACACCGTGGGAGGAGATGATCATGATCATGAATCGTAGAAACAGAAAGATGCTCCGCAAGTCCAAGCAAGATTTCGCAGTGCCTTGTCCAATGATGGAGGTTGAGCCGAGTATCCCCAACACTGGTTTGGAGAGCGGCATGTCTTCTCGTGACAAGATTCACATCAAGAATGATGGTTGCACTGTCAGAGTCGGTCTGGAACCAGATGAATACAATTTTGTCGAGGAGCGCACTAATCAGGAACAAGGGAGTGTGTTCTGATGAGCAAAGGATCAATGCAGCGACCGACTGATATGTCTCGGTATCGTGATGCTTATGACCGGATTTTCTGCAAAGGGAAGAGAGATGGCAGCAAAGAAACCAAAAGCGAAAAGAGATTACGCTAAAGAATATCGTGACTTTCATGCCAAGCCTGAACAGAAAAAGAATCGGGCGGCACGGAACACAGCACGACGACAGGCAGGATTGTTGAAGGGTGACGGTAAAGAGGTGGATCATAAGAAACCTCTGTCTAAAGGCGGTTCCAATGCAAAGAGCAATCGACGTGTAGTGAGCCGTGCTACTAACCGGAAGAAGGGTGCAAAATGAGCGAAGAAGCGGACGTTCTGATCAGTGAGCAAGAGAAAAAAGTGAGAGAGTCAATGATCCTCGGTCAGCAAGCAAAAGAGTTTTTAAACTCAGACCTTGCTAGATTTATCAACAACACTGCCGAAGCTATTGTTGTGTCGGCAATGGATGAACTGACCAAGGTCAAACCGACAGACACTCAAAAGATAATGGAGCTACAGAACATCGTTGCCCGATTTGAACATTATGAAAAGTACTTGGAGGAATTGATTGTGTCAGCAGACATGGCGTATCAATTCTATTTGGATAATTTTAACGCAGAAGATTAGTCACCACCCCCGGGCGTGACACGAAGGAGAACAACATGGCTACTATCCAAAAGGACGTAGAGCAACAACCAGCAACAGATCAACCAGCAACAGATCAACCGACCGACAAGCAGACTGAAACCAATCTGGAGAATGGAGATCAGGGTGACTCAGAAACACGCCAGAAATCACCTCATGATGAGATGATGGATATGTTGGCAGAGAAACGTAGTCAAGCCATCAAAAAAGAGCAAGATGATATTGTTGACTTCGATGAGGACAACAATGACGACGGTGGATTTGATACTGATCAAGACCCGGAACCAGATGAAATGGTCACTTTAAAGGTCAACGGTGAGGAGATTCAGAGAACCAGAGAGGAAGTTGATGAGGCTGGCGGTGTCGTTGCCATCCAGCAACAAATTTCAGGGGATCTGAAGCTTAAAGAAGCCGCACGACAACGTAAAGCAAATGATGCTCAACTCAGAGAAATTGAAGCTAAAAAACTTTTATTGATCGAGGAACAAAATCGACTGAAAGAGTTGAAAAAAACTGAAGTAAAAAATCAGGATGAGCTGACTGAGGAAGATGTAAAACGAGCTGAAAGAATGACCAATAACTTGTACCAAGGTGATTCTGAAGACATCAAAGATGTCATGCTTGAAGTTGTCAAAGCAACGAAATCGAAGCCAGTGGCAGTAACCCAAGAGGTTGATGTAACAGCCATTAAGGCTGATGTTAAGGCACAGGTCAAAGCAGATATGCTTTATGAAGCGGAACGGCTTAAAGCTGTTGCTCTTTTTGAAAAAGATAATGCTGACCTGAATGTCGGTCGTATGCGGACTGCGGTGAATGATATCACCAGAGAAGTTGCCGCTGAGCATGAAGACTGGACACTGATGCAAATCATGCAGGAGTCCATCAACATCGCACGGAGGGATTTTAACAAGCCCAAACCGAAAGCAGCGCAACATCGAGATTTGAAGAACAAAAGGGATATAAAGAAGCAATCGTCCGATAGTATCAAACAGGCGAATCAACGTCGTGATACATCAAAAACACAACCTAAAGCGAAGACCTTCGAGCAGTTAATAGGAAGGAGATCGCACGGGTAACAATATGGAAAAAGGAGAAAGATTATGGCAGGTCAAATTTGGGGAGTAGCAGCAGAAGGTGGGTAAACAGACATATTGCTCACCATAAATCTCACTGTATGCTGGAAACCCTCGCAGGTCATAACCTCTACTAAGGAGAAAGTGTTATGAATAGAGACAATCAGCAGGAAATCCCAACCGAAGGTGAAATAGCTTGGTTAGCAGGAGTCATAGAATGTGATGGAACAATATCATTATCCTGCTACATCAGAAATGCAAAAGGAAGTAAACCAAAGATAGGCAATGAAATAAAATTATACAATACTGATGCTGGAATAATTGCAAAAGCATCAGACATAATTGAGAGGCTTGGTTTGAAAAAGTATATGACAGAAAGATCACAAATCCCGATGGAAATGAAAAACGGGAAAGTTTATGGTGATACTTCTAGAATTATGCTCAGCATTTCAGTTAAAAATATTGGTGATGCTTATTTACTTGGGAAGCTATTACATCCGTGGATGTTCGGAGAGAAGAAACATAGACTTTCTCTCATGATCCAGTATCTTGCAAGACGTATAAATAAATTTGCTGATAACAATGGAAATAAAAGAATACCTCTCGATAAGGGAGATTGCGAACTCATTGTTGAATTTTATAAGCGTTTTGTTAAGAGAAAAGGACACAATGGACATCTGGTTGAGGCGAACCTCAACGACTTTACGTGAGACACATTATGAAAGTAATTGTGAAGATAAAGTCTGGTCTGCATAGAGATATGCAGAGGGTAGCAGAAATGACTATCCCCCACATTAAGTGGAGTAACAAAAACGATATGTATTCAGACGAATTGTCCGATATTCTGCGGATGGAAGTTCAGCCTCAGTGTCGGTATCGTCAGCATTGTGATGCCAAAGATGCAATGGACAAAGGTTACAGTGCCGGTGATAAGTTTCACTGGAACGTGTATTCTGATGTGGCAGTTGCCGGTGCAGCATTAACCGAGAACACTGCAATTCCAAAAACCAAATTCACCATCAGTCAGGGTGAGTTGACCGTTACTGAATTTGGTAACAGTGTGCCTTTCACTTCGAAACTGGATGATTTGTCTCTGCATCCTGTAAAAGAAGTGATCAAGAAAGTCCTGAAAAACGACGCCTCCAAGGTGTTTGATGCTCAGGCACGGGCGCAATTTGACGCAACCAAGGTTACTGTAGCCTCGGCCACTGCAACTGATGCAGTTGTTGTTGAAACTGGTGGTTGTACCATCACTAACAACGTGGCCCTTGGTAAGGATCACGTCAAGGCAATCGTGGACGAAATGAAAGAGCGGAACATCCCTACCTTCAAGGGTGGAGATTACTTCTCAATCGGTCGTCCAAGTACCTTCCGTCAGGTCAAAAATGACCTCGAGGGTATTCATCAGTATGTTGATGCCGGTTTCCGGTTGATCATGAACGGTGAAATTGGTCGTTATGAAGGTGTTCGTTTCATCGAGCAAACTAACATTGCGGCTACTGTGAACTTTGCCACCAACAAGAAATCCGATGATGTTCACTTCTTCGGTGAAGATACTGTTGCTGAGGCCGTTGTCATTCCTGAAGAAATGCGTGGAGCAATCCCTGCTGACTTCGGTCGTGAAAAAGGTGTGGCGTGGTACTATCTCGGTGGGTTCGGGCTGGTTCACAACGACGACAAAAACTGTCGTATCCTCAAATGGACTTCTAAGGCCTAATTTGAAGTCTGGTAGTGTGTCACGGGGGGCCGACATAACAGTCGCCCCCTAACCTCTAAGCCAAAAGGAGAAATGTTATGGCTGGAAGTATTGAAAAAGGATTGTCCTCTCAGGACAAAATGGATAAGGGGTATCAACCTCGGACTTCTGGTGAAGGTCAGCGTCCAAATCAGCCCAAGGGAACCAGTGTCTCTGGTACTCACAACGCTGGAAAATTCACCATCAAATAATTGATTTGATTTGATTTGATTTGATTTGAGTCTACAAGGGGAGCTGGTGCTTCCGGTTCCCCTTGTTTTAACACTGACCCGAAGGGTAATTGATATGTTGGATAAAACAAAGAATTTTGGTACAATTCGTGGAACAAGCCCAGCCAAGTATTTTCAGGATGGTAAGTATTTCAACGCTACCGAACAGGAGATCACTGAAAGTGGTGAACTGATTGAAGAGCAGAATGACGATGATTCCTCAATCATTGATGAAATACCAGAAATTCCTGAAGTTCCTTCAGCACCGGAAGTTCCTTCAGCACCAGCACCAGCACCGGAAGTTCCTTCAGCACCAGCACCAGAACCAGAACCAGAATTATCAGATGTAATCGATTTAGAGAGCCTCAACTGGCAGACTGTTAAACGTAAAGTTGAAGATGCCGGTGGAGTGTGGACTAACAAGATCGAAGGGATTAAGTATCTACGAGGCGTGTAATGACTTTTCTTGAAATGGTAAAGATAACCCGTCAGGAGTGTGGTATCCAAGGCCAAGGTGCGTCGTCGGTAATTGGTCAATTTGGATTATTGAAACGACTTGTGGACTGGGTGGCTGATGCAGATGTTCTGATTCAAACCATGCACACTGATTGGAATTTTCTGTGGAAGGTTTTCAAGTTCCCTATTGTCGACGGTGCTGACATCGTAGTCAGACCACCTAACTTTACCATGTGGGACAGAAAATCGTTTGCAATTGACCGGGGGACTCCTCAGGGTCGATCTCTTCGACTGATCCATTATGACGAATGGCGCAGAAACAACAACATAAAGACCAAAAGTGAGCCATATGAGATTGCAATTATGCCGGATAATAATTTGGTACTGAGCGCACCCTCAAACGGGTCACATGAAATTTATGCCGAATACTGGAAGAAGCCGAAACGTCTCATTTTGAATGATGATGTTCCTCTTTATGCAGAAGAATATCACCGGATGATCATTGCTCGTGCCAAAATGTGGTTCTTTGAGGACATTGAGTCCATTGATCAATGGAACCAAGCTAAAGAGGAGTACGAACTGTGGTTCAAAAAACTTGAAGGGGAGTACTTGCCTGAGCAGCAGGAAGGCAGTCAGATAAACCCTGAAATGATGGCGGTGAGGGTGGCATGAGGACAACCTATTTCTTTAAATTCACTGGCGGTGAAAATCTAGTTGACCCCGTCATAACGATGGATGCCGGAGAGCTTCATCATTCAATGAATTATGAGAATTCGAGCAACGACGGATATCGTCGGGTCGACGGGTTTGAGCGGTTTGATGGTCATCCTAGCCCAGAAGGTCTTGACCCGGGAAATTATCCTGACCTTGATGCATGGGAGGCTGCGGTTGAAGCTGCTCGTGTGCTGATACTACCTCTCCCGGGTTCAGGTGTAGTGCGGGGGATTTGGAAATTAAGAAATGAAATTTACGGGTTTCGTGACAATGCTGCAGGGACTGCCTGTGTCATGTATAAAGCGACACCAACCGGCTGGGTGGGGATTGACACCACTTTCCAGTTAAATTTTACCGCTGGGGCCAATAAAATTGTAAGAGGTGACACCATTACCGGGGGTGCGTCGGGGGCCACTGGGGTGATCGCTTATGTCTTAAATTATACCGGTGCGTGGGCCGATGGTGATGCTGCAGGTAAGTTGACTATTGTTCCCGGGACTCTGACAGGCACTTTTCAGGCAGGAGAGGATCTCACGGTTGGGGGAACAACTGCTGCAGTGAACACTGCTGCACAAAAAGAACTGACTTTCCCACCCGGAGGAACCTACGAATTCATCAATTACAACTTCTATGGTCACACCAGCAGACAGGCAATGTTCGGGGCCAATGGGGTGGGCAAAGGGTTCACTTATGATGGAGAAAGTCTCTGGTTCCTTGACACAGGGATGACAATTGATAAACCAACTCATGTTTATGCCTTCAAAAATCACCTGTTTTTCTCATTTGAAGGGGGTTCGATACAGCACTCTTCTATTGGCGCACCACATGAATGGAACGCTATTACCGGGGCAAGTGAGATGGCCATCGGTGATGAAATTACAGGGTTTGCCAATGTCCCGGGTGACACTTTAGCAGTATTTGCCCGGAATAAAATAGATCTGTTATATGGGACGTCCAGTGCTAACTGGAACATAAAAACTTATTCAATCGATGCTGGAGCAATAGAGGGATCTGTCCAGACAATGGACGTTCCTTTCTTCCTCGGTGACCGTGGTGTAAAAAGATTGAGTACCACTCAAGAGTACGGTGATTTCACCATGAACACCATCAGCCAGAAGGTGAAACCGCTGCTTGATCAGTTGAAAAAAACACTCCTGTTTAGCATGAGGGTTAGAAAAAAGGATCAGTATCGGATGTTTTTCTCCGATGGGACGGTTCTCATTTTGGCTCTTGATTTAGTCCATAGATCCAACACTGGGATTGTCAAAGGGATCACCAAGGCGAACTACGGCCATTACGACACCAATGCAAACTTTATTGAAAAAATATTCCAAGTGGGTGTGTCCGTAAATGAACAAGACGGGGACGAATTGTTGTTTGTTGGTGATAATCATGGCTATGTTTATAAAATGGATTCCAGTAACAGCTTCGACGGAGATGAAGTTGTTGCTTACATTCGTCCTGTGTTTTATCACTACGGCAGTCCTGAACATGTGAAGAGATTCTTTAAAGTAACACTTGAACTATTGACTGCTGCTCCCTTCAAATTAACATTTATACCGGAATTCAGTTACGGAGATCCGTATCTTCCTGTGGCTTATGAAAAAACTGTCGAGATTAGATCGGGAGTCGGTCTGTGGGACTTATCATACTGGGAAAACTTTTACTGGGACTCTCAATCACTCAGTACCGCATATGGGTATCTGACTGGGATTGGCAGGAACTTTAGATTCAGCTTAAAGTCGGTTTGTAAATATGAAGAACCTCACACGATTCAAGGGGCCACTGTTCATTACTCCCGTAAAGGATTGAAAAAATGAGTATATATTTTGATGCAACCCAAAACAGGATTGTTGCTGGGTCTTTGGCTAAATCTTCGGAAGTTAATGCTATTCGAGACGAGACAGGGAGAGGGTTTGATATGCTTCCTCCTCCGGATAAACTCAAAGAGGGTAGCCTTCAATATGGTGTCGACTCAGGGTCAGCAAATTCCTACATCCTCTCTATGCCTGTTCCTCCCAGTGGCTACCACGATGGACTCACTGTAAAATTTAATCCCACCCATACAAATACAGGATCATCGACAGTTAATGTCGACGGTCTTGGGGCGATATCAATCAAACGGCCAGACGGAACTGATGTTCTTGCCGGGGATTTTATTAACGGACAGGTCGTTGAGTTGACTTATAACGGATCGGAGTTCGTTTTTACAGGAGCCATCCCCAACTCATTTTATAAAGATGCGGACAACGCCAGAAATGAATCGGTTGCCGCTAAAAATATTGTTGTTGCCAAAGAAGCACTGATGAACCCTCATTATGCTGCAATTGACGATGTCCATGCCAACATGGGAGACATTAATAACGTCAACGCCAACATGACGAAGATCAACAATGTCGACGCCAATATGCCGAACGTCAACAAGGTAGCTGCCATTGATGCTGATGTCACCAAGGTGGCTGCTATCGATGCAAAAGTCACCAAGGTTGCCAATAACGAGGCGAACGTCAACAAGGTCGCCAATATCGATACTGATGTCACCAAGGTGGCTGCTATCGATGCAAAAGTCACCAAGGTTGCCAATAACGAGGCGAACGTCAACAAGGTAGCTGCCATTGACACCGACGTCACCAAGGTTGCCAACAATGAGGCGAACGTCACCAAGGTTGCCAATAATGAGGCGAACGTCAACACGGTTGCTACAAACATCGGTGACGTCAACACGGTCGCTGCAAATATCGGTGACATCCAGAATGCCGAAGGAAATGCACTAGAGTCCAAGCATTGGGCAAAACATCCAGAAAATTCCCCAGTACCAGAGGGAAGTGGGTCTGAATTTTCTTCTCTCCATTACTCGAAAAAATCTAAAGCCGCCCAGACAGCTTCTGAAACAGCAAGAGATGCCTCCGTTGCAGCAAAGACTGGCTCCGAAACGGCAAGGGATGCTTCTATTGTGGCAAAAAATGCGGCTGAAGCGGTTTATGACTCCTTTGACGACCGTTATCTCGGTCACAAGACCGCTGATCCATCCTCAGATAATGATGGTCACGCATTGGTCACCGGTGCGCTCTATTGGAACAGTAACACCGGGGCAATGATGGTCTACAACGGAACCAACTGGACTGCAGCCTATATCAATATTGAATGGAAGGAAATATCAGCATCTCTTGTTGCAAAAGCACGACATGGATATTTTGTAAATTCCAGTAGTGGGGCCATAACAATCACGCTCCCTGCCAACGCATCTGCTGGGGACGTGGTCTATGTAAAAGATCAGGTCGGACATGCTGCTGCCAATAATATTACCATCGGGCGCAACGGCAAGCAGATCGATAAAGCGAGTACCGACGTTGTTCTGAACATTAACTTTGATTACATTGCTCTTGTTGCAGATCCTTCCGGGAACTGGTCAATTATTCAGCGTCTTTATTCATATGCAGTTTATTCATAAGGGAGACCTGTTTTATGTCTTTTATCTGGACAAATAAAATAATCAGAGGAAAGCTCATCAAGACACCGGAGATCCTCGAAATGAGGACGAATCTTGATCATATTCAAGATAATTTGACCTGTAACACTCATCACGTCACCAACTACACAACCAAATACTTATCAGATGACGCCAGTCAAAAAAGTGCAGATGACGCAGGGCATGATGCTAATTATAATACGACAAAGCTCCATGCGGTGGATAATGATGATCACGGCACTCGTAACACAACCAAAGATTTGACTTACAACGGAACCAAACACGTCACGGTGGACAACGATCAACACGCCACTTACAATGCAACACAGGACATCGGGTTCGACGCTGCCCTCTACACTCAGGTGGACAACAATCAGCATGCAACCTACAATTCTGCTCGTGATTTGACATATCGTGGATCAAGGCATAACACTGTAGATAACAATCAGAACAGCAGCCATAAACATAATAAATATAGCACTGTCAGAAACAGCAATTAGGAAGGAGTCGATGTGGCATTTACATGGGAACCATTAAAAATAGTTACAGTAAGTTCTTACTCGGAACTCAAAGATGCCGTCAACACTCTCACTGATGCCAAATTGGCCCCGAGATTCAATTGGTTGTCGAGTATCCCTGTTAAAGGAACTCTGATCAAGGCGTCCATATACACTGAGGTGCAGGATGCTGTTGATTACGCTGATGATAAAAATGTCTGCCTGTCAGATAAAGCAGCACATCATGTCACCTACAACACCAGCGAGTTTTCTTCGAACGACGGCAATGAAGATACGACTCAGGACGTTTCCAATTTTGACACTGACCATGTCACTCATGACGCTTCTTATAATGCTACTCTTCACAATACAGTAGATGCAGCAGACGACGGTTCGCATAATGCCACTCAGGATGTCGGTTATGATGCGACTCTCTACACTAATGTGCATAATGATCGACATGCTACTTACAATACTGCCCGGGATATCGGTTATGATGGGGCCTTGTACACGCAGGTCGATTCTTCTCAGAACGCATCTATCTATGGTACAGCCGACAGCAATTATAAAAGTGGCATGGATATTTCGTATTACCACACTAAATATGGCACAGTGAGAAACTCGAACTACCATAGTGATGATCAGGACAATTACGGAAATGCAAATTAACAAAGAGAGAAGGGAAGGGATTTATTTTGAATTTAACCACGACGGGGGTTGCTGCTGAAATTTTTGCCGCATCATGGTGTAACCTTGATTGTGCATACTGTAGTATCCCGAAACACAACCAGATGATAAAGGACAAACATCAGGAAATTATCAGGGACATTATTGCAGTCACCCCGATAATCAACAGACTCCGAAAATTATATGAAAAAGATCAACTTGTGACAATCAGTCATTGGGGATCAGAACCAACCCTAACCCTGCAATATTTCGACGATTTTTATGTTGAAGCAGTTAAAGAATTCCCAAATTTAAATTCAATACAATTGTCGTCAAATTTTATGACAAGACCCGGGATTATTTCTAAATTTATCAGTAACCTCCCTCTTGACCGGGAGTTTACGATAGATGTGCAGATGTCTCTCGATGGTGAATCTTGGGTGACCGAGGTTAATCGGGGGGAAGGAACGACAATACCGATCCAGAATAATATTGTTCAATTTATCCGGGACGTGAATGCCATCAAAGACTTGAAGCATGAAGTTAAAGTGCATTTCAAACCAACGATGAGCAAAGATCAGTATGAGTCCCTTTTGACCGGGGATAAACTTGAAGATCATTATCGGTTTTTCGATCAGCTTTTGATCAGAATGTATGACGCCAATATTGACCGTAAAGTCAGTATCAGTAATGACTGTGACCCTACTTTGGTATGTCCTGATAAATATACCAAGAGAGACGGCCAAGTGCTTTCTGAATTTTACAAAGCAGTTAACGAGTTGGGATCCAGAAATCTCTACAAATATGCTGTTCCTTCTTTTTCAACATACTATGGGACGATAGACAGGGTGATGAAATACGGTAACGAGCTGTTCACCAAGTCCCGGATGTTTACTTGTTCAGCCGGTGATACCCAGTTCGGTATTAGTGAGTATGTTCAGCCGTGCCATGACACATTTTACACCCCGTATGATGAAGTTCAGGATGCAATAAGGAATGACTTAGGGAGGATCAATAGTTCGAGAGAGGTGGACAATCTTGACAGTGGTCGAACTAAAAATACCAAGAGAACCATGTTCGTAAAAATTGAAGGAATCACTCAGCAGAAGATGGACAAATTTCAATATTTCATGCGGGGATTTCATGATTTTTACAAATTCAGGGTGTCATTTGCAGTATCTGTAATTTTCGCAATGGCGAAATGTGGACAGGTCAACCCCTGCTACAAAAACAAGGACATGGCCACACTACTTGCTATTTTTGCAACCAACCGACACTCCTGTCTGACAAGGAACAATGAATATACCGGGTCGATGCATCTGACAGATCCTGCATATTTTAAATTGTTCGGTAATGGATTGTTGGAGCAGATCATAGAGAAGGGATTATCTAAATGAGTTACGAAGGGGAAAACAAGGAGCTGCTTAAGTCAGTATTGGAAGGGACATTTTTCGATGATTTCAAGAACCCCGACAGAGAGGGAAACTTATTCGGTACTCTTGAAATACAATTGACGTCGCAGTGTAATTTGAAATGCAGTTATTGTTATTACAGCAATGTCGTCGGTCACGGGAAAGAGCTAAATAAACCCGGGGTAGCGACATGGGATCAGTTGGGGAAAAACACCGACATATTGTTTAACTGGCTGAAAGAGAACAATTATATCCCGAAAACAATCGATATTTTCAGCGGTGACTCTCTCATTTTCAAACAGAGCCATGACATCATTCGGAAGGCTGTACAATTTTACATCGATATTGGTTACAAAGGATCGGTAGTTGTACCGAGCAATATGTCTTTTATCCGTGACCCGGAACTCGTAAAAAGTATTGAAGATATTATTGCGCTCGGTGCAGAACACGGTGTCAGTGTGCCAATCAGTGCCTCTATAGACGGTAAGTTTGCTGATAAGATCACCAGACTTCCGGTGAAAAATGTAGACATTGATGAGTACTACAGTGATGAATTTTACGATGATGTGTTTGCGTTTTGTAAACGTAATCATGCTGGTTTTCATCCCATGATCAGTTCGGAAAACATCCATGTCTGGAAAGATAACTTTGTCTGGTTCCAGAGCATGTTTGAAAAATATGATTTAGCATGGAACAACGTGTACCTGCTCGAAGTTCGCAATGAGGGGTGGACAAAGGAAACGATCAAACAGTATGGAGAGTTCATGTCATGGACTCTTAATTTCACATACAATATGATTGGAAACAGTGTTTTACCCAGCAATCTTCCAAAGTATTATGTGGATAATTTTGTGTTCTCGAGTGAAGACTATCGTGGGTCGAGCATGAACCTTTTCAATAATATATCGATCATCGGCAGAGGGATCGGTTGTTCGTTGCAGACTACGTTATTTGTTAAAATGAGCGACCTTACCTGCAACTCGTGTCACAGACTGTCATATGACGCTCTTAATGGCTTCAAGTTTGTGGTTAAAGATGATAAGATAATTGATATTGAGCCATTGAATATCACGTTTTACATGGCAACTCTGACATTTGAACACAAGGCACTGCCTTATTGTGAAAATTGCCTGATAAAGCATCTTTGTTCAGGAGGGTGTCCGGGGGCGCAGTTTGAGTCGGTAGGGGATGCTTTTACACCAATACCGAGTGTGTGTTTACTGCAGCATATGAAGTTAAAGACACAAGTAGAGTTCTTTAAACGGCTGGGCGTTTTTAATTATGTTGTGTCAAAGCTCAATTCGGAGCTTGCTTTAACCATGATCGAAGTTGAGAGGATGAGTAATGAATGAAATTTTAAAGAAAATGAAGAATTTTTTCTCGAATGAAATGGCGTTGCGTGGTCTTTTGGCGGGGGCCGCTGGTGAATTTGAGAAATTGTGGCATGATATTTATGCTGATATCAAACTCATGCAAGAGGACAAAAATCCTGTTGCTGATATCAAAGACGCCTCTTATGTCTTGAATAAAATGTATCATTGGATCGCTTTTGAAAAGACAACGAAGGATCACTTGTTATTTTTCAAAGATTACGCTCTGGTATTATTTAACTGGAACCTTAGTGGTTACAAGGACAGTGATATCGAAGCCCAGTGCCAGTCGGTAACTGACCTGATCGATGGTAATCTTACGATGAGAGAAGTGACGGACATTATGCGAGAAGTCGGTGGAAGACTGAACGACATGCGGTCTTGGAATCCACCTGCATTTGAGATTAGTAAAAGTTTCTTGGATTACATCGACAAGTAAAAGAGGAGCAAATAATGGCAACCAGCGAAGACTATTCAAAGTCGATACTTGACAAAGATCGCACACCTGCTCAAGCGTCCAACTACGAGGCAAAACAGCGTGAGGTCAACGCTAACACTGACACTGTCAGGGGTCAGTTAAATAGTCTCCTCGATGATGATAGTAAATATATTGACCGGGCCAGAACCAGTGGCAAACAATATGTTGCTGATCGGGGGCTATTAAACTCCTCTATGGGGGCGCAAGCGACCGAGGCCGCTGCCATTGACGCTGCTTTACCGATTGCTCAACAGGACGCTGAGACATACCTTAAACAGGGCCTTACGAATCAAGATGCCACCAATGTTGCCAGATCCACCAACTCCCAGCTCAACACCAACGTCTCCATGTCCAACGCAGGAGATGAATTAAAAGAACGGGGTGAAGCACTGGGGAATCTCGGTATGCTCGAAAAAGAAGGGATGCAAAACGAGTCTGCTCTTGAGAGGGCGCAACTTGCTGAGGCCGGCCAAACCGAACGTCAGGGCATGCAAAATGATGCCTCATTGGAACGGTTGAAGCTCACTGAACTTGGCGAAGCGCAGCGGTTAAAGGAAAAACTTGAAGTTGATAAATGGCTGGCTGAACTCAGCGAGTTGAGTCAAACCGAACGGCAACAGATTGCTGCTGATGTCGATGTGCAAACCAATGAGGCCCGGCTCAGATCTCAAGAGGTGATTGCTAATAAAGAGCTGGCAGAGGATGCACGAAAATTCTTCAGCGAATCATATGATAAAATGACTCGACAAAATTATGTTGAATTGTCAAAGGTTGCAACTGACCCAGACCTCAGTGCTGATCAAAAAAATAGAATCATGGCCAACCAAAACCGTCGGTATGTCAACGATGTAAAACTGTTATCAGACCTTTATGGTTACGAGATTGATGTCAAGGTTCAACCAGATAACAATGTCCAATATGCACCGACACCCGCACCTGCTCCACCCCCAAAACAAACATCAAATAACAACCGTAACTACGACCCTTACAATAACGACATGATGGAAGAACACTCTTGCTTCCTTGGCGACACATGCACTGTAAACAGCGAAGGCGATTTGATCAAAGTTCGTGATGTCCGTGAGGGTGACAAACTCATGGGTGCAAACGGTTCCGTAAATAGAGTCAATGGTGTTGAGAAAGTACCTGTTGCCGGGCGAGTGTTGTGGAAATTGAAAGATCATGATTACGTTGTCTTTACCGGGGAACACCCTTTCCTCTTAGCGAACGGCAAGTGGGGAGCATTCAACAAAGCCGCTATGGACAATGAGATTATCAAAAGCTTCCCGACGTTCGTTGAACTCAAGGACGGAACTATGAAGCAAGTCATCGCAACTCCTCTCGAGTTTACCGATGATCTTGTCACTCAAATTAAAATGGGTGATCTCGGTCAGAACATTGATGGAGAGGATGTCCGGCTTGACGCACGTTATTATGAAAGTGATGAAGAATTCGTTTATACTTTCCTCATGGGTGAAACTTGTACTTGGAATGTCGAGGGAACAGTGGTGTCAGGGCTTGCCCTTATCGGGACTGACAGAGAGTTGGTTGATGTATGAGGTTGGCACATAACAAAGTAGGGAGAGATATTGCCAACAGTTTCATGACTCATCCGGCAATCCTCCCTGATATCAGCGATGATCACACTGATATGGATAACAAGAGTCTCGGCAGCACATTGTTATCGTTCCCCATGGTATGGATGCTTCAACCGAGCGAATATGTATTACTGATGCTGGTTCCTCTTACTCTGGTGCTGTACGACGTTCACACCATGATTAAACCAAAAGGAAGAGGTATTCAGGCGGTACATGATGTACGCAGAGCAGCTAAATGGTTTTTTGAGGATCATGCAAATGTGTGTGAAAAAATCTGCACTTTTGTCCCGGAATTCAACAAACCAGCAAAAGTATTTGCAAGGAAAGTCGGTATGATCGAACAAGGAGTTATGACCAAAAGTTTCAGAAAGAATGGGATACTTCACGATCAAACAATTCTAGGACTAGATAAGGAGACATTCTTATGCCAGCGGTAGTAGTAGTAGTGGGAGCATATGCAGGAACAGCGGTAGGCGGTATGGTAGCAGGTGCGGCAGTTACCGCTGGTCTTGGAGCTGTAGCTGCAGTGGCAGCAGGAGCGATGGCAGGAGCTGTAGCTGGAGCAATCGCAGGAGGCATCACAGGAGCGATCCTTGGCGAAGACATTGGTGACAGCATGAAAATGGGTGCTTTATCAGGTGGTCTTGCCGGAGGATTTGCTGGATATGGTGCGGCCTCCAGTAAAGCAGTGGAAGGGACTAAAGGTTTGACCGGGGAAACAGCCGGTGAGTCTGCCAGAAATATTGATAAAGCCGGGGCCGTTGGTGATGCTGGAGGAAGTAAAGCCACTAATATTGCGCTTGGTAATGGCGACGCTGTAGCTCAAACAGGTGACATGGCAATACAGGCCGGAGTTCCCAACAGCAGTGAAAATATCATTGTAGGTGCTAATGACACTGCGGTTGACACTGCAGTTGACAGTGCAGCCAATGAAGCCACCAGTCAGGGTTTCACCGTTAAAGGTGCAGCGGGTAAGATGCTTGACGGTCTCACCAGTGATAAAGGGATGGCAGCAATGATGACACTGGGCGGGGGACTGCTTCAGGGTATGGGGACTGCAGATGCTGCCAAGATTAAAGCCAAAGCAGATAAAGAAGCTGCTGAAAGCAACCGGTTAAATCTGCAAGCTGATGTCAGTCTCAGTGAACCACGGGTCAGCCTCAGTAAGGGTTGGAAAAATAGCCAAACAAATAATGTCACCCGTAGACGTGGTGTACTTCACGCATAAGGAGTAAATGATGGACGTGAATCAAGGTATGTTACCCCCTCAGGGTCAGCCTCAGCCTCAGGGTCAGCCTCAGCCGCAACCTCCTATGCAACCTCCTGTGCAACCTCCTGTGCAACAGGAAGGGATGATGCCTCCACAGGCTCAACCTCCGCAAAGTCAATTGGGACAACTCGGCCAAGTGCAAGGAGCTACTCCTCAACCAGAACGAGATTACGAAAATAATCCTCTGAATGAAGATGACATGGAGAATGTTGAGAAGTTCAAGATCATGGCCACTCGGTTGATTCACACCCCGAAAACACAACAAAGTGTTCTGAAACGAATTCAGGGAGTTGATTCACCTCATGAAGAGATTGCTGCTGCCTCTTACGGTGTCATTAGCAGGGTCATTCAAGAAGGTGAACGCCAAGGTCAACCATTTGATAAAGCAGTGTTAATTGTTGCTGGGACTGAAGTTGTAACAGACGTCATGGAACTGGCTCAAGCCGCTGGAAAAATCAATGTGAAACCGACTGAGGACGACACAAAGATCATAATCGCAAAAGTCGTCCAAAAGTACTACAAAGAGCGAATGGCAACAGGTGAAATCAGTAAGGAAGAAGCAGCAAGAGACGCACAGTTGGCGGCTTCTGCTCAAGCACAAGTCAATGGACAGGATGTCACACAAACGGCACAAAGGGTTGACGCAACCGAGACCATGAAAAAAGCTGCTATAAACGCACCAAAAAAAGGTCTGGTGGATCCAAACAGTCTACAGGCCCCACAACCACAGAATCCATTTAAACCGGGTGCGACAATGAAAGAAACATTGGCCACCGGGGCAGGAGGACTTCTTTCATGAGTTATTTGAGTGCAGGATTGATGACTGGTGCGGGTATCGGTATATCTAAAATCGGTGATGAAATGTGGCATGAAGTTCATGCTGAAGCAGACGAACTTCGCAAAGAGAGCTTCCGGAAACTTGGATGGGAGCATGACACCACTGTCAGGGATGAAAAGAGAACCTATGACAAGGGTATTCTCGATGACAAAAATGCCCGTGAGGACAGACAAAAGAGCAAGGAAATTAAATCTTGGCGAGATATCGACGGTGGAAAACAAGTGGCTGTCAATGTTTACGGGGATGATATTGTAGAAAAAACCCGGCCCATCAGTGCAGCAGAAGCAAAAGATGGGACTAACGGTTCAGATAAATTTAATGCTGGTCAAAGTAAACAGGCCCGGCAGATTCTTTTTGACGATACATTTAAACAATATGCCGATGATATTAAAGCCAAGACCGGGGAAGATATCAACATGGGCGAATTCATCATCACAATGGAGGATGGAACGACCAAGTACAATGAGACAGCTATTAAATCTAAATTCGGCCCCGAGCTTTACGACGAGTGGAAAACTAAGTCAGTTCTGATGGAAGATGCCATGAAGGAAGGTCACATGTGGCCTGAGAGAGCAAAGCTTTACGCAGATAAAGAATGGGAGAGCATACAAAAGAAAAAAGAGGAGAAACAGACTAAAGCAGAGGAAGGAAAGAAAGCCAAAACTTACGGCATGAGTGTTTCAAACTATAAAGCCGCCCTCGGTATAGCTGACAAGAAAAATGCCATTGAGCTTGTCGCAGGGTTGTCAAATAAAGACCCACAACGATTCTCCATCTTAACGAGCCTGTACAGGAAAGAACGGCCAGCGTTTTACAGAGCCATTATGGAGACAGTACCCGGAAAACCTACGGGGGAATCTCCCGGGGAACCCGCTCAACCTAATTTGACCGATCAAAGAAATGCACTCTGGGCGAAATCCAAGCCACCAGTTCAAGAGGTTGGACTTCTTGATGAACCTGCACCTTAGTGAGATTCTATGAAAACTGATCTTACAACATCTGGATATTTTGATGATCTGCTGAATGATGATAGTGACACTCTCAATGAAGAAGAGTCCGATCAGTTAGTGAGTCAAGACTTGTTCAGTGACGGATATTTCAGTGACTTGCTGAATGAAGAGCCACAGGAGCCACAGGAGCCACAGGAACCTGAACCAACCAAAATACTCACCTTCGAGGATTTTCAGGAGATGGACAGGTTGGAACAGGAGGATGCTGACCGGGTCAACAGTCGAAGGACTGGAGAAGGTTTCTGGGGTGGTGTCGGTGATGTCGCAGCAGGAGTTGGTAGCGGTACTTTACGTGGTATCGAGCAAGCGTACAAAGCCATCGAGTGGATCACCCCCAGTTATGGGGAACAAGGTAAAGAAGCGGAAGAGGGTGCGGCAGGGGCTGCTGAGTTTTTTAAACAGATCAGAGAAGAACACCCTTACCTTTTCGGTGAATCACTTGCCAGTGAGTCAGCCAGACAGGACTCTGCTTGGAATATGAGAGGGTGGATCAATCCTGCGTTCGAATCTCTGGGGATGTTGGTTCCATCAGCAGTGTCCGGGTTGGGTATTGCCGGAATCGGTACTCAATTCTGGGGAGGAACTGCTCAGGAAGCTTACGATGAAACGGTTGCTACTGAGGCTGCAGGGGGTAAAAAACTATCCGAAACTGAAAAAATCATATATGCCAACTCACGAGGTGCTGTTGAGGGTGGATTAGAAGCACTCCAGTCTTATGCCGGTGTTAAAATGGGAGGAATTCTCCGTAAACTCTTCCCTAAAAAACAAGTGGGTAAGCTGATAACAGGAGCAATTAAAAAGCCCGGTAGTCCCGTTGTCAACTTGGTAAAAGAATTGACGGCAAGTGTTGCATCAGAAGTCCCGATGGAACTGATTCAGGAGTACGGTGGGCAAAAACTTCAATATGAATTTGGTCAGTCAGAGAACGATCCGGGCTGGGAAGATATTAAAGCTGTAATCGGGCCAACAATTATTATGTCCGTGGTTCTCGCAGGAACCGGGAATTTTGCAGAGACAAGCGAAGGGAAACAACTACAGAAAGCACTTTCCGACGGTGATGCTCCTATTGATGCAAGACTTGTTGCTGTTCAAAAGGTCTACAAATCACTGGCCAAAGATGATCCTGAATTAGCTAAATTCTGGCTTGATTCAACCAAACCGATGATTGAGGAAAACAAACCGATCATCGTCGGTGAAAATGATGCGGAATTTATCGATACTGTTGAAACTGGGCAACTGGCAGAGCCTCAAGTAGGGAATGATCAGCTTGAAGTTGCTCTGCAGCAGGAAAAAGCAAGAGCTGTTGAATTGGAGGCCATGGTAAAGGAAAACACCCCGGCCCCAACTCCTGAGACTGGTGAAACCCCTGCCCCAACTCCTGAGACTGGTGAAACCCCGGCCCCAACTCCTGCTCCTGAGAAAGGACAGCCCAACGCTGAGGGGGTTATAGAGGTCGAGGAGCTTGATAATTCTCGGTCTGTTGATCAAGTCGATGCTCAAATTGAAAGTATCCAGAAAAGTCTGAAAGGTCTCAAAAAAGGGGACAAAAGAATTCCGGAGTTTGAAGCAGCTCTGGAAAAAGTAAAGAATGAAAAAAAGAACCTGATCGAAACTCAAGAGAAAAGTCCGAAAACTGAAGAGACCGCTAAGGCCCCGACAGAGGAAACAGCCGAAGTTGAACCGGTTAAACCCGGATCTCATCAACAGGCTGCAAAACTTCTGGAAGAAATGGGTGCAGAGAAGATTGTTGATGGTGCTGAGACCACATGGGAGATTGATACTCCCGACGGTCGTGTCTCGATCAAACAGGACGGCAACAACGCTATTGAGGCCCATTCTCAGGTTCAGGCGGCTCTTGGTGAGAAACAGAAGGAGAAAGTCTCCCCAGCAGTGCCTGAGGCTCAGGAAACTGCTAAACCTGCTGAATTTTCACAACCGATTACCCGGAAAAACTTAAAACGTAATCCTGAGACCAATCGGCTTGTTTACACTGACCCTAAGACTGGGGCAAAGCTGGAGATTTACAACGAGACAAAGGGGGATGATTCCAAGTCTACAGGGTGGTATCGGGTTACGCCTGAAGGTGAACATCAGTTCCTCGGTAAGACCAGAAAACAAGCTCTTGAAGCGGTGAATGGTAACGCATCGGCTGAGGACATAACTGTTGATAAAAAGCCGGAAACACAATACTCTGCAAAGAAAGGTGAAAATGATCTTTTCGTTGATCATGACACCATTCCAGACACAATCGAAGTTACCATTCCGACCGGTGAAGAAGAGAATGAGCAGAAGAAAGTCCCTGCAAAAGAAGCACTGAAATCAACTGAAAAGTTGGTTGATAAGTTAGAGAAGATTCTGGATTGTGTCAGATCATAAACTATAGGAGAAAATCATGAGTTATTACAATGACCCAGCAGTATCCGTACTTGATGTTCAACCCAGTGACACTCAAAAGCTGCCTTTTACCCCACATTCGATTTACATTGGCGGTGACGGTGATCTGGCGGTTGAGATGCCCGACGGTTCTACTGCAACCCATAAAAGTGTTCCAGCGGGACGGGATCTTCCGCTAAGAGCCTCAAAGATTCTTGCTACAGGTACTACTGCTACTGATTTGGTTATTTGGCGATAACACCCGTTGATGGAGAATTATAATGGCTCAATTAGGAGTAGGTGTCTACTTAGGTAGAAACATGGTGTCAGGGAATCATCCGTCTACCGGTGTCCCCAAGGTCATCAGTTCCACCATTATCCCCGGTCAACCAGACGGTATCCTGGTTCGTTGGGATCGTCCTATGGCCGAGACTTGTCCGGTGAAAGACCAGATCAGTGTAGTGATTAATGGTGCCGCACCGGTTCATCCTGTAAGTGTTCAGTTTCATCCTCATAACAAGAAACAAATGGGGATCGTCATGGCTGTGCCGTTCATCGGATCGGATGTGGTGACGTGGGCGTATGATGATAGCGGCCCGTGTGACTTGGCGCAGATTGCTCCACCACATACCGAGGCGGACAACCAGACCTACGGAGTCATTAATAATTTACCTGTGCCAACAGGTAAGAGTATCCAGTTGATGAGTGACCCACTACCTCTTGGGGCTACGTTCCACGGAGGGGGCAACTACGTCAGCGACTTCGAGCGAATCTTGCAGAATGCTGGTGTGGATAACCCTGCGTTCAGTGGGATGCGGTTGAGCTATGACCTTGCTGATGGGGCTACGTTGGGGCAGGAGTTGAATGAAGATGTTGAATTTAATGATCCAAGTAAATGGACAGAGCATGGTGGTGCGGTAATAGCTGGAGGTAAATTGACTTCTCC